CAAACTTTTGCCAGTTCTTTGTGTAGAACTCACGGAAAGTATCATACTCACTGTGATCTAATTTTTGTTGTCCTAGTTCCATGAGAGCAATATGATCCAATCGGAAACTCTCTTGATTAGGAGTTGCTGGAGATTTCTTGTATAGATCAAGGTAATCAATTACAGAGATGCCTGCAAGATCATATGCAATATTATCTCTACCAGCGATCTTAATTTCATTACGCCTACAGATACCCCAAGGAGACATTCTCTTAGCGTACTTCTCTCCCATGATTCTTTCCATCCTACCCATGAGGTAAGGAATATCATACAACTCACAGTTCCACCCTGTAATGACCTCAGGCGTGTTTCTTTGCCACCAATCTACAAATGTAGTGATCAATCCTTCCTCGCTATGGCAGTCCACATAACGATAGTTCTTTCTATTGGGATTAGTCTTGTATGGTCTAGACCCAAATGTAGTAATAAACTTTGTATTATAATCCTGTATCGTGATTAGTAATAACTCTTCTGCAACATTAAAGACATCGGGAAAGCCATCCTCTGCAGCAACCTCGATGTCGATAGTAACTAATTTAATTTTGTTTAGATCAAACTTGATCTCGTCTTCTGGGTAGTTTTCAGAGATATATTGATGAACATATCTTTCATTGCCATACACATTGAAGTTTTGAACCTGTGAATACTTATCTATAAACTCTCTACAATCTTTGATAGTGCCTGGTTTGACAGCTTCTACTAACTGACCATCAAGTGTTTTCCATTTACTTCTTTTTCTTTTTGTTGGCACATAGAATGTGGGATGAAACTCAACCCTGTCCTCAAAATGTCTTCCATTGTCATACCCTCTAACCAGCATACTATTGCCGATCTGAAAGACATTTGTATAAAACTTCATTCTTTAGTAGCTAACTTCAAATATGAATCCACTAATGATTTGTGTGGTTCAACTAATGATAATATTTTATCAGAACATATCATAATGTCAACATCGTCAGTTAGATCTCCTAACCAAGGCGACATTTCTTTATCGACTATTTTATATGGTGATATCATTTTACAGTTGGGATCACCAATATCTAACGCTGCAACTTCTTCTACTGCTGATATCAAAGTATCGCCATTTACTAATACTATTATTTTAATTTCCTGTTCCATTCATTCTTGCCTCATAAGATTCTTTGACCATTTTCTTTGGTTCTACTATAGCTACGACCCAACTAGGATCTATGGATATTTTTTTCTCATCTGATAGAGGCATAAAAGGATAGTATTGTACGCTGTATTGTGTTTCAGTTTCCTCTTTACCTTCGGTAAGCATTACTGGATCTTCAATCAATTTACAACAATAGGCGTTTTCAAGAACTATAAAGATGGGTTTATCATTCTCATCTACCAACTCTTTCACATCTGCTATAACTTCTTCGTTGGACTTCAGTAGAACTAATTTTATTGACATTGCATCTTATTTATTAATAAAGAGGGAGGTTGGATTCCTGTGTACCAACAAAAGGCGGGCATTTCTACAGTTTAGAAATACACCTTTGCCTACGACCCGATTGGTTTTCGATTCTACTGTTCCCAGCAGCGGGCACCACCCCTGTCGCATCACCTTAACCAGCTATATGCCAGTAAGTTTATTCAGTCACTCCCTATGTGCTGATCAGGCACATTTATATAATGACATAAAAAAAGGGGTTTGTCAACCCCCTGTGTATTATTGAAAGGATATCTTGAGATATACCCATTTAGCGTAGTGAATTCCTCGGTAGCAGAGAAGTGCAAACACCTCATCTGGATCGTGAATTTCTGGATCGAACTCTGGCAACGGTGGGTGTTGCCATGTAAACTTGATGTTTAACATTTTCTTAACCTCCTGTAACATATTTATGTTACGAGATTCTGACATTAGGTATTGTTTACTACATCTTTACAATTTCTACCAATTCACTATCTCACCATAAGAAACATCTCCAGCTATCATACATCTACCAGATACATCTGAATCTGGCACATAATGAGTTTGATGTCCACCGAATATTATCAATCTACCCTCTGTAACCTGTATAGATTGTTCATCTATAATTAAAGGAGCACATCCATCTGGAGTTCTAAGATAATATCCAAAGGATAAAGCAAAGGGAAAATGATTGTGTGGTACAGTTCCGTAACCATCACCATATAACATACCCCAATAATCAGCTATCTTGAATTTCTTAGAGGACTCTGGACTAACATTGTATGCAGAGTTAGTCCATTTACAAAACTCATGCACAGATTCTACAAGAAGAGATTCTATCCAACCGAATAATACATTATGCTCTGTGATATCTCTCTTGTCGCCTGATTGTGGAGGTGTTCTAAAACATTTGGTATCATCACCTATCATAAGACTTGCCTTTTCTTCTACCCAATTAATGAGTGGCAACTGTATCAGATCATGATATGGGCACTCATATACTTGAGGTTCAAATGGAGCAGTAAGCCCAGGCAAATGATTATACTTTAAATCTTTATCCATCTACTCGGATTTACTAAACAAAAATTACCAGACTCTTTTCTGGTGGTAATTAAAATATCATATGATATTGAATATCTATTTGTTACACCATGATACTCTCTAACTTCATGATTCAAAGTGGACGGAAAAATTACTAATCTATTTTGAACTGCGTTATAGTATCGTGTCCTTGAACTGCCATATGTTGGTTTGACATGAAATATAGGTAATCCAGATAAAGTATTTGGTTCTGGTGAATAGACCACCAGCTGTCCTGTATCATTATCTTTCTCCGTTCTTACATAAAACACTGCACTAAAATGTGATTGGCAATGATTATGATACCCAACCCCTCCACCATTAACACATACTATAGGCCATGATTGTGGAACATATATGTCTGAGCCTGGATGAATGTCAGTTGGTTCTAGTGTAGCACCCAGTTCCTCTATGTATTTTTTAAGATGAAATGATATCTGTTGTGTTACCCAAGAGAACTCTGGTTCTGATGATATTTGAGAATCACCTAATATTTCTCCAGTAAAACTTGGAACAAATCCAACATGCTGTACATTCTTATGGTAAAATTTATCAATATAATTTACCATACCTACATGTACATCATCAGGAGTATCTAAATCTGCTTGATATACTGTAGTAGGAAATAGATAATCAATCATTTTATTATTCTATCACATCCCATGTGACATGTCCACTGCCGTCATCACTTGAGGTAATTGATGTATCCGTGTCTCCGCCATAGTAATCCTTCAATGCTATGTTACCTGAGATGACTAGTCTATTCAAAGACTCATCTTTCACATTATCTACACCGTGCATAAGCCATGCAGGCCATGCCAAAATATCTCCTTGTTTTTGATCAGGGTATATTTTATTATCATCATTGTCTAGAAAATAAAAACATTTCTGTTCAGAACAATTAAGTATATGAGTGAAAGAAATTATTTCTGTACCACCAAAATGAGAGTGAGCGTCATGAGTATCAGTTTTAGAATTGTACATCTGTACCCATAGATTATAGTAATATCTACTTCTTTTAAACATACCCAAATCTTTCATAATTCCATCTATGATATCTCCATAGTACGGAACTAGTATATCAGAGAAGGTTGTTGATCCAAAGCCTTCAGCGTATGATGTGTAAAATTTTTTCTTGTCTATATGATTCTCTTCTATCCTTTTGAAGATAATAGATTTAAGAGATTTTGGGACAATTTTATTTTCTTGCCATATAATCATAATAAAAAAACCCTCCGTTAAGAGGGTTGATCCATCTCGAACTACTATTATTTATAGGTAGTCTTTACGAGCATGATGTTCTGGAACTACTTTACCTAGTTTGACGGTAAGAAGTCCATCTTTAAATTGAACCTCTCTGACTTCCGTGTCCTCTGATAAAGTCCAATGTCTTGTGAAGTTTCTCTGAGCCAATCCCTTATGGACGTATTCGGAATCGTCCTTTGTCTCTTTCATTCCTTCAACTATAAGTTTGCCATATTCTGTATAGACTTTGACATCCTTTTTACTGAATCCTGCTAATGCAATCTCTAGCCTAGACTCAACATTGTTTATGTTGATTAGGTTGTATGGTGGATAATTCTGTATTGCAGTTGCATTATCAAAATTAAAAAATGCGTTTAGGTAATCATCCATGCCGATTGAATTCTTTGTGATCCTATCCATAAGATCAGGCAAATGTTCAGCATGATACCTTGCTAAGTTATTCATAATAGTTCTCCTTAAATAAGCGAGTGTAGTTTGTGTCCCTTTCGGCGACACTACTATTTAACCATAAAACACAAAAAAAGGGGGTCGTATAAACCCCCATTTGATCTTGGTAATAACCGTCAGTCTGCTTTTACAAAAGCACTTGGTGACGTTTGCACTACTTTTTTCTTCTTACCTATATTGTATTTGGTTTCTAAAGTCCAATCGCCTTTGTCTTTAAATGAGAGAACTTTAATTTGATTTAAAGGAGCAACGTCCTTTATCATTTCTGAATTTACAATAGTAATCAATCCCCAATCAGATAGTAGAGTAATGATTCTATTACGGCGTTGAACATCATTGATAGAAAGGTTTGCAGACTTTCCATCTAGTGCAAATAGTTCTTTAAAATGAACGATATAGTATCTACCTTGCTTATGAAGAATATGGCATGATTGATATATCTTCTTCTCTTTTCTAGAAGCGACACCAATCCTAGTGAGAGTTTCTCTAACTTTCAAGAAATCATCTGGTTCATTTAATGTGACCTCGATCATTTGATCTTGTGACCACTCGATCTCAGGTTCTACAAACCCACTCATGTTGTACCTCCAACGTCAATTTTCGCTTTAATGTAATTCAACTGCTCTTTAGATAATATCTTGAGTGCTTGAATTGCTTTCTCATTACTAT